GGGATGCTCTTGAGAATCGCAGACTTCGCCATCTGCCCGACGAAATCCGTCTTGATCTTGATTTCCATTAGACGCGCAATCTCCGATACCGGCTCACGACTTCCATCCACTCGGGCCGCGCCGGATCGCTCTTAGACGTTGACGAACCCTGAACGGAGCGGGACGACTCGCCCGTGTCCTTCGTGATGAACGCCTGATACTGACGGGCGATCTCTTTGAGCGCCGCGAGCTTCAGGTCCGCCGGAAGCGTCGTCGCCTGAGTGTAGCCCGCCGTGTAGGTGATGAGGATGCCCTGGGTCTTTGTTGTCCACGTGGCCTGAAGGTCATACCAGGGCCAATTCCACTTCGCCTTTTCAAGTATCCCGTTCGGGAGGTCCGCGTAGAAGTCAACGTCCACCGTCCGCGCAACGCCGTCCTCGGCGATGGACGAGAGGAGCGTGACGGGCCAGGTCGGGAGAAACAGATACGGCGTGCCATCGCCCGTCAGCTTGAGCGCCGTGTAGGTTGCCGATATGAACAGCCGTCCCGCGTAGGTCGAGAACTGCTGGGAGACACCATTGATCAATGTTTCGATCACGACGTCATAAGTGGCCGTCTGGATTTGGAGATAGTTTTCAACCTCATCCGCTGTGACTAAAGCTTGGGCTATTAGGGCCATGACTTTATCTCCCTATGAGAAGAGGGACGGGACGGCGGGCGAACCTTATACCGTCCCATTTCGCTGTCCCTCTTGTTTTCATTGCTATTTCGTTTCCGGTGCGCCATCGCACATCTTGTCCCGTTCGGCCAGCCCCATGCCGACCCACGAGCGGGCTTGATCGGCCGGTAGGTCGTAGGACTTCCCCACTTCAAAGAGGCCATGCTTTGCGCTCTGTATCCTTCGCATGATTCGCACGCGCATTGTGGGGGCGGGCGGTGGCAACTCGGGCGCCTTGGCCGGACCCGGCAGCGTTCCGTCCCGTTTCGGCAACGGACCTTTTGTCTTTTTCATCAGTCCCTCGAATACTGGCATCGCGCCTCCCTGTAGATATCGGGAGGGGGCGGTTGCCCGCCCCGCTCCCTGCTGTTAACTACTTGTGCATTAGCTCGGAGTCCCGAGTTCTGTTTCCTGCGTAACCGGCATGTGGAGCGGGTTCGACAGGATGATGGTCCCCGCGATGGGGGTGCCAACCGTGTGGGTACCCGTCTGCGTCCACAAGATGCGGACGTACCGGAGTTTGCCCTTGTAGCGTCGGACGATGAGCGTCGGGTCTTCGGCGGCCGCGTCGATGAGGACTGTCGCCAGCCCCCCTTCGAGGTCGCCCGCCGCGATGAGCGTGAACGACCCGGCCGTGGTAACGGCGCACTCTTGGAACGTGACGGTCCAGTAGATAGACCCCGAAAGAGTGTCGGCGCTTACGCCCTGGTTGGCTATCATCATGATGTCCTGATAGCCGTTGGTATCGACGGCCAGCCCGGTCCCTTCGGCCGTCGTGTTCCCGTTGATGGGAACGAGGGTATTGATGACCTTCGCACCTGAGATTGAACTGATGGCCATGTTACCCTCCCTTACGTCGTGATATTCTTGTAGAGCTGGATGGCCTCAGGAACAACGACGCCGCCGCCGACGCGGGCGCGGGCGTAGAAGCCGATCATGCCAGCCGCGGCATAAAGCTCGTTCAGCCGCTGAATGGTGATCCCGACGCGGTCAACGATGTAGTAGCCCCGCTTGAAGTCCGCGATGGCCGCGACGATGACGCCATCGGCGAGGGTCGTGGACGTGTAGGCCGGGAAGTCGGACCATTCGTAGATCGGGGTACCCATCAGCCGCAGAGGCTGGCCATCCTGGAGCGAGGGCTGGAGCAGGTACTGGTTCGTTGTGGCGTTCTTGAGCTGGACGATGGTGCCGAGGGTCGTGCGATTCATGACCCAAGAGGCGTTCGGGATGTAGGGCGAGGCGAGGGAATAGGACGTCTTGAAGAAGTCGTCCAGGGCCATCGTATTGTCGGTCGTGGCGGGGAAGCCGTCCGCGAGCACCGTGGCGTTGACCGAAATGCCCTCGCACCCGGTCGTGGTGCCGTTGCCGCTGTACATAGACGTCCCTTCGAGGGTGCCGAAAGCGCGACCGACGGCCGACGCGATTTCCGCCTCGAGGTTGAACTCGCTGTCCTCGAGCATCTTCTGAGTCGCTTTGTAGAGGATCTTGATTTCCTGGGGGATGATGGTGACAAGTGCGTGAGTGAGGCCCGTTGTCTCGGTCTTGGTTGCCGACTCTGCTTCCCAGGTGGCCGCACCGATGGCCGTCTCGACGGGAACCTGGACCTGATAGGCGTTCGTCTGCCGAACCGTCGCCAGCGTCCTCATCGGGTGCTGGAGAGAGGCGTAGTGCAGGATTTCTTTGACGTACTCGTCCCGCGCCAGGACTCCGCTGTGGGTGCTGTCGGCGATGGTTAGCACCTTGCGCTCGTCAGGGGACAGCGCCTCAAGGCCCTTACGCAGATACTTGCCGAACGCCTTGTGTTCGGGCCGGTCCTTGTCGCCCTCGGGTGCCTTGATCGCGCCCGTCTTGAGCTTGGCGATCTCGACTTCCTGGGCGTCCCACTTCTTCTGGAACTCGGCCTTGACCTCGTCGAGTCGGACCTGGCTGGCCTTTTCGCCGAGCTTGCGGTCATTCTCGACCTGGAAATCGTGGATGGCCTTGCCGTTGGCCTCGTTGATTTCCGCTACCTTTTTTTCAATGTCGTCCATAGTTTCTCCTTAGAATTTGAGTCTGAGTTGATCGAGCAAGTGGAGGCGTTGCTCCGGGTTGCTTATCGGTGATGCTTTCGCGTCGGGAGTAGGTTTCCCAGGGTCCTCGACGATAGGCTCATCCTCGGGTTCATCGTTCAGCGCGTCGCCCTTGATGTCGGCCACGATCGCGCCGGGACATGCGCCGAATACGACAGGAGAGATTTCCCAAAGATTGATTTCCTTGAGCAGTCTCGCGCCGCGTGTCGCGTCCGGCTCCTCTTTCACCGTCTGGTATCCGATTGAAAGTCCAGACACCGCGCCCTGCTTCATCAGGGAGCGAATCTCACAGGCAAGCTGGACGTCCAGGTTCAAGCGTCCCTCGACCTTGAGGCCCGTCTTGTCCTCTTTCGCGCTGATGACGCCAATCGGCTTCGTGATGTCGTGCGACCAGAGAAGCGGGAACTGCTTCTTGTTCGAGAGCGTCCGCTTGAACGCGCCCTTGACCACGACATCGCCGTAACTGTCGACGGCATCGAAGATCGAGGCGAATCCCGTAAACGCACCCTTATCGCCCTCGGTGTCCTCGGCCATCATGAACTTGCATTCCAAGTCCTTTGTTTCTGGCTTATGCATTACATTCCTCCAACGACCGGATAGGTCGAACAGCGGCAATTACACACCTCGCCCGCGGGGGCGCGTTCATCGCCGGGGTGGGCCATCGGGTATTTGTTGACTTCAAAGTCCTCGTCAATGCCAACCTCGACGCCGTCCATCTCGATATGAGACTCCCGGCTTGTGTCTAAGAGCTGGCAGTTCCACCCCTTCATGTCTATCGTCTCGTTCTGCTTGTAGCCCTCGACTGAGCCCCACCCGTCCGTGCGCGTCATCTCGGTCGAGGCGATCCGACGGCACTCCCAGGCGGCTCGTGTCTTGAGGTCCGACCAGAGCTTCTGCGCCGTCGCCTCGGTCGTGAGGTTCTCGACAGCCGCGTCCTCGATGCTGGCCGCAACAACGCCACGGGTCGTCTCGTTGAACAGGTGCGCCGACTTGGCTATCTGCGCCCGGAGCTTCGCCAGCTGCTCGGGGCTGACGATGAACTTGTCGCCCTCGGCCTTCACGTCCTCGGTGGGGTCGTAGAGCTTACCCTGCGTGGCGTGGAATCCCGATTGGCCGGCCAAACGGAAAGCACGTTCATAGAACGGGAAGAAGCGCTCGGCGTATGCCTTCGACTCGGCCTCGATGTCGATGAGGTTATGATTTGCGACACCTTCGAGCATCCGCGCCTTGATTCGGTCGGCCTGCGTGAGTAAATACTTTTTCACAAGCGGCACAAACTGACGTTCCTGCATGGCGAGGCGTCGGTCGAACGCCTTCCAGAGAAGCGACTTGCGCTCGGGATCGCGCCAGAAACTGCCCTTAACAGCCTTGACTTCGTGCGCGAGGGCCGACTTCTTCGGCTCCTCGTCAACCGCTTCCTCCTCGGGCAACTCCTCCTCATCCGGCTTGGCCTGCCCCGCCGTACCCGCAAAGGGTGCAAGTGTATCCGGCATGGGCTCAGGCTCCGCTATCGCCTGGTCGAGCGGTATCTTCCCGATCCCCACCAGCACCACATCGCCGTCCGGCCCGATGTCGTCGTATCCCGTAGCCTCGCGCTTCTCGTTCACCGATAGCCAATCGGCCTGAGCCAGATACGCATACTTCTGCGCCCGTTCCTCTTGGATGGCCTCAATCGAGTCCCGGTCGTATTCGAGCGTGATGTTGCCGCCGAACAGAGGCGTAAGCCAGTTGTTGAACTCGTCCCTCAAGAGGTCCATCATCGGCAGGATGGCTTCCATGTAGAGCGCGGCCCTCGCCTCTTTGAGATTCGCATAGGTCTTGTTCTCGCTGTCGCCGAGAAGCTCCGAAGCGACGTTGAAGATGGAGCAGATTCGCCGGAGGTTGTACTTCTCGCTGTTCAGCCAGTCCATGTCCTTGGGCGTGATGGCCATCGGCTCCCACGTCATGCCGCCCGTCCCGCCCTCGAAGATGGGTATCTTCCCGGCGTTCTCGGCACCCTGATACTTGGCGAGGTCGGCCTGTAACGCCTTGCGCTGGTCGTCAGTCAACGTCCCGTCCACCTTGAGCGCACCGGGGATGCGCATATCCCTGTGCAACAGGTTTGCGTTCCACTCCATGCTCAGGTTGGCGATGTCGATTGACTTCGCCGCAACCTCGAGCCGTGACAATCCGTAGAAGTCGTCGGTCGGATGAAACTCCATCAGGTGCAGGACTTCCTCGGCCGGGAACGTGCGCTGTTGCCCGCCCACGTCGTAGGTGTATGCGCCAACGAGGTTCCGTGGGTCCGGCTTGACGCGCATGCGGTCGGGACGTAGCGTGTAGAGATAACGGGGAGCCGTGCCGCTCGACCCGCCCACTCGCAGGACGTAGCTGTTCCCAGACAGCAAGAGGAAGGACACGATCTCTTGGATGAATCGGGAGCGTGAGGAGAACTCGTTCGGACGCTGGAGGAGCGTCAGGAGCGGGTGCTTCTCTAGTTCGTTCTCGCCCGACATGACGTACCAGTCGATGGCGGCGGCGGACTTGGCGACGAGCGAGACGCAACCGAATACGGCGGCTACGTTCTCATACCCCGCCTCCGATAGCCGGGCGTAGTCCTTCGGCGTCCACAAGAACGGGGTCGCGCCCGTGAGCGATACGATGGCTGGCCAGACGGGAGACTCTTTCTTCTTCGGTGGCTTCGTGCGGAATCTATCGAGTAGGCTCATGTTTCGTCTCCTACATCGGCCTGAGCGGCTGCCCGTGCCATATGCCGCATGGACATTGAATGAACACAAATTGACCGCCCTGCGCCACGCCGCTCGTGGGCTGGTGGTAGATGGCCCCGGATTCGCAGAAGCTGTGATATGTCCCGCAACGACAGACGAAACTCATGACGTCCCGCCC